ATCAAGACGTTCAGCAAACTCCATCATACCAATACCCACAAATGGTTGATCTTCTTTGATTGGTTTATTGTCTTCAACAAAACCATCTTCATTGGCTTCTTTATCATATTTGATAATAGCATTAAGCTTCTTAGAACCAATGAAGCTTTTGAGAACTTCAAATAAGTTTGGATGGATTACATGATATTTATCACTCAATACAATCCAGCCAAAGATACCAAAGTCATCATCCACATATTTAACTTTCTCGTGACATGTAGGACATTCTTCGCCGTTATACAATGCCCCTCTAAGATGACCGCATTTACATCTATAACGATCTTTAAATGCATCTTGGTCTAAGATAGATGCACCATACTTACTAGAGAAGATAGATGCATCTGATTTGATATCCTTTTTAATAGCCTGGGAGTCTCTAATAAAGAAGTCCCGACCATACACAATACCACGTTCACGTTCTTTGTCAAGATCCAATAGTTCTAACCGAGTTTGGAATTCATACTCAGTGTCAATTGGTTGTGTAGTTCTTATATTCAGTTCCATATCATTTATCTCCAGAGTTTCTTAATAGCAGTAGCAAATGTTTTGCTATACGGTACACCTAAACGTTTTGCAAGATCACTAGGAGTTTCGCCGATCTCCTTAGCCATCTTAGTTAAAGTATCTTCACGAGTAGATTTTGGTACTGTATCTAATTTAAGTACATTACCAATCATTTCAACACACTCATCAACTGTAAGAATACGTCCTACTACAATATCTTTGAGTGATTTGTTTTCATACATAAATTCACAGAAGTAGATATACCAATTAGTCTTCTTATTCAACATATTAGGACTAGTGGCAGTTTTACTTCTAGCATTAAATATAATATCCACAATACTTTTAACTGGAAGTTTAAGAGATTCATGGATATCAGCCAATAGAACTCCATCTTCATAGAGTTTCAAGACTTGTTCATTAATAGTTGCCATTAATCATTTCCTCCTTTCATATATTCATCTATATAATATTTAGTCATAAGAGATTTTAATTCATCTTCAGTACAACCAAGTTTATATATGATAGCATCATGATTCCCACGATATTCAATGATGACTTTAATTTTATTTAAGTCTTCAAGGAAGTCTGGATCAACTGCAGATAATGCTCTGATAACTGCTTGGATATTAGGACGACCTTTAGCTCGAGTAATATAAGTATTATCTCCACACATTGTAGGATAAATACATTTACGGTTTTCTTCTAATACAAGATCTTCTACAGATTTACCAATAAGTAAAGATGCAAAGATATTATGATTAATATAGAATTGAACTTTTCTAGGAAGTTTCAATCTTAAGTTGATTTCTCTTAAAGTTAAACGACCTTCACTGATAAGACGCATAATATTAGTGAAAGGAATTTGATCAGCTTTAAGAATATTGTAGTCGCTATATAGACGTTTAGCATATCTAGGAGATACATTCAATTTAGTATAAACATCTGTAGGATTATTAGTTTCAGTTAAGATAGCTAATGCTTTATTAAGCAACTCAACTTCTTCAGGATTCTTTAAGAAGTTGCAGGCATGTTTAGAAATAACAGTATAAGGTACTTCACGATTACTAATCTTACGATTCTCAATAGTAGAACGTCTGATTTTAAACTTTTCACAAGCAGAGCGTAAAGCCTTATGATTATACCCATATTCATTTGCAATATCTTTTAGCTTACGACGTTTATTAACGTATTCATCAGTAAGCCATTCAATAAATCTAGCATTAGATTTATCAACAGTTTCATTCAATTCCAATGAAACGAATTGATTACGGAAGTATAGCTCTAAAGTACTATAAGAAGTAATCTCTGGATACTTACTCATGATGCGGAAGATATTGAGACCATCATTGAATAATTTAATCCAATTACTACTACTAGTATACTTACCTTCAATTACTTCACGTTTATGAAGAATTGAATATAAGCGTTGATAAGTTTTTTGATCGATATCTAATACGACCAACACTTGTCGTCTTTGAATATCGTTCTCACGTAACAGTTTAAAGTTCTTTAAAAGGTTCTTAGAATAAATAATCATTTAATACTCACCCCTTGGAAAAATATCGCCTATACCCAATAGATAGGGTATAGGCTATTAATACTAATAATTTGTTATTATGGTATTATTTATCAAACCCAAATGCTTTATCTGGGTCCATCTTAGTCATAACAACTTGCGAATCATGGAATGCCTTCATGGCAACCAATTTAAGTTTAGCTGCAATCTGAGGCATAGCCGCACCAACGTTAGTAATACCTAACTTGTGGAATAGATTACCAGCACATGCATTACAGATAATACCGTCTTTAGATTCACATAAAGAAGCAAATCTAATTTGTACTGTCTTACCAATATATTTAGATTGATTGTCAGTATTAAGCTCAACTAGCTTATTACCTTCTTTGATATTACAGTACATATACTCTTTGATATTTTTATCATCTAGAGTTACAGTGATAGTACGTTTAGTACCACAGTCAGATCCTTTAGGTCCAATTTTAACATGTTGGAATGCTGGCAACATAAGTTTCTCCCAGTAGCCACCAACTTCTGTTTTATTAGAACGAGAATAAGGACCCTCAGCTAGTGAGTTAGCGAAGTCAGCATACTCTTCTTTAGCAATACCTTCAATGTAGTTAGACATGATGATATTATAACCCTTAGTCGGATCAGGGTTTTTCGTAATACCCTTCATGATAAACATGTTTTTGAAGTCATTGTTGAAGCTACCACGAGCTCCAGAGTTATATGTATCGATAGCAATATCATCTTTAAGAGTTTCTTTAGCTAGTTTAAGTAACTCATCTTGGATAGCAATTACCGCATCAGGATCATTCTTATCCAATCTATCACGATACTTCTTAACTAAGTCAGCTTTAGCTTTATTAATAACTTTAGCAATAGTTAAGAGCTTCATAGAATAGCCGTTAGCCAATACTGATACATATGGCATAAACTTCTGTGCTTTCATAATGAAGTTTTTCAATGCATCTAATGGTACTTTCTCTTCAAGTACAGCATAACCGATTTTATCAGTAATCTTACCAACCATCTTTTTATTGATTGGCTCATTTATATATCCATATAAATCAAATAGTTCTCTTTCAATGAATACTTTATTAAATATCCAAATACCTACAGTAGTTACAAAGGCTTCTTTATTCTTTTTACCTTCTTTACCATAGACTCCTTTTGGTACAGTGAAAGTATCATATGTATTAAATCTTACCTTACCGTTGAATTCACCAAATGTCTCCATAATAAAGGATAACTTAGTTCCTTGCTCTTCGGTAATACCTAAAAGAAATTCAATATCTTTCAGATTGGTAATCTGTTTAGCAACACGTTTTGCCATTACTAGTACCTCCTTTATTTAATAGAATGTGGCTGGGATATAAGCATATTTTCGCCTATCCAGAACATTAGGATAATTCAAATAATACTTTACAAGGAGGTTCATAATGGGAACTTTTAATGAAGAAAATAAAATTACCATAGCCGAGCTGGCACCTAGTCTTGTTGACTTATTAAATGCTAAAGCTCTGGCAGTAGACTTAACATCTCACGTTAATGACGGCGACCGCCATATTTCTGCGGCTGAACGTACTAAATGGAATAAAGCATTAGATGATGCTAAATCTTATACAGATTCTGAATTGGCTAAAGCTCTTGGTCCAATTAAAAATATGATCAGTGGTACTGATACATCTTTATCTACTTTATTGAACTCTAAGTTAGATAAATCCACTTTCGAAACTTTCCGTACTGGATTAGCAGCTGTAGCTACAAGTGGTTCTTATAATGACTTACGAGATCAACCATCTGCATTATCTTATTCTGATACATCTAATAAAGCTTTACGTGCTGAACGTGCTGGTTATGCTGATGAAGCAGGTCATGCTAAGACTGCAGATGAAGCTACACATGCAGTAAATGCAGATAGTGCTATTCGTGTAAATGGTATTCGTTTGACTATTGCAAATGATTATCCAGCTAACCCTCAAAACAATAAAGAGTTCTTCTACCATACAGCTCAACGTATGCTATATGTATATACAAATGATGGCTGGCAAATGACTGGTGCTGCTCTAAGATAGTTTTTTAGGGGCTTAAATACATAGTAATATATGTATTTTAAAGTTAGAATTTTAAGAGGAAAACGTAATGAAACAATTTGAAGAAATATATGGGGATCTAAACTCGGTTACAATGATTATTACTAATCGTTGTAACCTTGCTTGTGATTACTGTTTTGAACGATCCAAAGGTGATAAAGACATGGATGTCGACACAGCTATTGAGATCGTTGATCGTACTTATAATAAGAATTTAAATATGCCTAACCAAAGATTTACTTATAATCTATTTGGTGGCGAGCCAATGGTAAATTGGAAAGTTGTTAAAGCTATTCTTGATCATATTAATAAGAAGCATTACAATGCTCAAGTTGGTATTACAACTAATATGATGCAAATGACAGATGAGATGCTTGATTATATTGATGACAATGATGTATTTGTTTTAGTATCCATTGATGGTATTAAAGAAATGCATGATATGCATCGTAAAGATCATGCTGGTAATGGTTCATTTGACACTGTAGTTAAGAATATTAAAAAGATGGTAGATCGTGGTTTAACTCATCTTATCGAAGCTCGTATGACTGTAACTCCAGAGAGTGCAAAATATATGTATGAGAGCGTTAAGATGCTACTCGATCTCGGTATCAACAATATTTGTCCAATTGCTGCATCTGACTTAGATTGGTCTGATGAAGCATTGAAAGATTATGAAGATAACTATAATAAGATGCTTGAACTCTATGTAGATATCTTGAATGATACTGACAATAACCGTAATATCAATATTAAGCATATTGATGATATTATTGGTACTGCAATGGAACCAGAGACATCTGATACAAAGATGTGTCATATTGGTAATAAATACTGGGTATGTATTGACTGGAATATGGATGTATATCCTTGTCATAACTTCCCAACTACTGATCTTGAATTCTTAAAAGAAATGAAGATTGGTAATATGAAAACTGGTATAGATGAAACTAAAGTTTCTGATGAAGCTAAACAAGCTAAGTTTGAAATGGAAGAATGTAAAGACTGTGTAGCTAAGATTATCTGCAAGTCTGGTTGTCCATTCCAAAACTTAACTGAAAATAATGACTTCTATACTCCAACTACATCTTACTGTAAGATCCAACGAATCTTGGTACCAGCAGCTCTTAAATTTAGAGATAAATTATTAACTGCTGAGAATATTAGATCTCGTAAGTTAAACGTACTTATTGAGAACTTAAAGATCAAGAAATACTTTGATGATGAAGTTAAGAATGCTGATATTACTTCCCTAGATTTCAAGATGAAATTAGATCGATTCTTAGAATTGTATAATAATCTAGACTGTAAGGGTAATGTAATTCCTAGCTTTAATGACTACTTTACTTTCCAATTATCTATGTCTTCTGCTATCCTAGATAGTCTAACTGAAGAAGATAAGTAATTTAAACATTGGAGGAAACAAATGCCAAATCGTGGTAAATATAAATACGCTGATCCTGTAATCAGTGATTCTTATAAAGAAAAGAAGCTAGATGGTGAATTTATTAACCAAGTTAACTATCTAGCTACACGCTTAAAATATCAAGCTTCTGAGCTAAAAGATATTGTTAAAGTTCGTAATAATCCTCAAATGTATCCTGACCGATATTATGAAATGAAAGGTCAAGATATTAGTGAGGCTGCATTTAAAAATGATTTAAGTATCTTCAATACTACTGACAGTGGTGAAAAATTGACATTAGCTCAATTTAATAAAATCATCAAAGCTAACTGGGATACCTATAGCTATGCTAGTACTTTATTTGCTGATCAAATCCAAGGTATTAAAGACCTACCTAAATTTAATGAAAATGAAGTACTTTCCTATAATAGATTCATGCAAATCATGGATAACTATAATAAGATCAATGACTACTTAAACCGTAACTGGAATAAATATTTCGACGGTTCTGGTTATTGTATTCTCTCTTGCCAAGTAGCTTGTCAAGCAGCATGTCAATTAGGTTGTCAATCTTGCCAATATAATACTTGCCATAATCAAAACTGTGGAGGTTGGTCGTAATGAAAATCTTCTTATTAGATGAAGTGTATGAGTTTGCTAAATCTGTTGGTATTACCGACAAAATCAATGCACTAGCTAAGAAGATGTACGATCCAAGTACAATCCAATCTGACTTACAATCATACTATGACTTCAGTCATTCTGAAGAGTATGCTAAACTAATTGCTGAATTAGAGACTAAGTTAAAAGAGACTGATATGTCTCTTTATAATATCTTGGTCTATAGTAAGACTCAATCGTATGATGTAATCGTTGAATTGCTTAATAACGTAAAGAATCTACGTGATAGATTTATTCTCTTAGATAAAGCAATCTCATATAAAATATCAAGTGCTCTTGAATATGAACTTCTTGTAGCACTATTCTGTAATATGTATACAGAGGTAACTGAAGAAATCAGAGCAGCTCTACCTAAATATATTCATCTAGCATACTTCAACTACTCCAGTATCAGATACTGTTTACGTATCTCCACATCTGGTAATGTAGATATCTTTGATGAATATGAAAAATATATGGGACGGATATATACTCAAATCCAATCCTATATCAATTCTAAAGATACATTAAATAATTTACGTCTTGAAGTTAGATGTGCAGCTTTACAGTATATTCTTCCTAGATTGACTGTAGAGAAACGTGTTGAAACTTTAAAGAAAATTGAAGCATTAGCTGATGTATCCACTATGGACTTTGATAATAAAGAAAGATCAATTGGTGTTATATGGACATTTGAACGTCTATATGAAGCATACTTTGATTTGAATAATTATCCTAAGTTCTTTTATTGGGTATATAAACAGTTTAAGTATCTTGATAACGCATTGACTGATAAAGAAGCATTCTTTGACTCCTTGCGTTATTATAATAAAAATAATATCACTGGGTTCATCATCTCTATGAGACGATTCTATTTGATTCAAAGTTTATTCCCATTATTCCATATGAATTTTGATAATATCTTACCATCAGATAGAAACTTCATTAGTTCAGATGATTTAGATTTCACACTATATGATGATTATGCAAACAAGTTAGTTATGACTAAGTTTAAAACTTATGTAGATACTTGGTATCAAAATAATCTTGATAAACTTAAAGACTTATCTCATAATACTGAGATGCTAATCAAGTGTGAGAAAATAGTTGTTGAAGGATTATCTGAAGAAGCGGCTAATGCTGCTGTAGCTGTTAATACAAACTATGATGCAGTACCTCATCCTGAATTGATTATTACACCAACTCCTGGTACATTCAATTCTAATATCGGTGAAGAAATTGGTGCACCTGAAATAGCACCTAAGATTGATGTTGCACCTCCAGAAGGATTTAGTGTTAATGCAGCAGATCTTGCTAGATTGGCAGAATTCAACAATCAAGAAGGTAGCCATGTAGTTATGAGTCCTGAAGAATTGATTGAGCATGAAGAGGAACGCTTAAATGCACATACTGAAACTCCAGTTACTCCTACAACTTCTACTGAAACTACTACTCCAGTAACTGCACCAGAGGTTCCTACACCTCCAGTAGTACCGACTCCATCAACTGAAACAACAACTCCAGTTCCACCTGTACCACCTACAGGTATACCTCCATTGCCAGAAAACTTTACTGTCAATGAGGATGAATTAAATAGTTTAACTGAAGAAGAACGTGCAGCTATGGCAGCTGCCAATGAGGAATAATGTATAAAGAAATATATCTAATGCTTACAGAGGCTTGTCCTAATAGATGTGAGTATTGCTACATCAAAGGGCGAGATAACCCTGCAACAATGACTTTTGAACAGATAGATCAAATTATACAAACAGAAAAGCCTTCGAGGATTTTATTCTTCGGAGGCGAACCTCTTCTTTGTCTTGATCTTATCGAAAAGACTATGGAGAAATACTATGGGAAACTTAAATTCCAAATAGTAACTTCCACTGTAGTTAACTTTAAAGAATTTATTGATCTTAATGAAAAGTATCCTATGAATGAAATTCAATTATCATGGGATGGTTTTGCAGATAAGAACCGTGTTGATACATGTGGTAAATCCATTGCATCTAATGTATACCAAAATATCTGGTATGCTATTGAACGTGGATTGAAATTTGATATCAAATGTGTTATTGGTAATGAAAACGTTCATCTTATGGAAGAGATCCATAAACAGTTTATGGAATTCAAGAAATATGGTGTATCTGGTGAGTTCGTAGTAGCTCATAGATCATTATACACTGATAACTTCCTTGAAGTATTTAAAGAGCAATATAAGAAGACTTTTACATTAGATAAGATGTATATGGATCATCTTAATAGAATCATTGCAGTTATGCAAAATGATAGATACTTTGGATCTTGTGATGCTGGTAAATATAAAGTTATCACTCCAAGTGGGTGGGAATCTTATTGTACTGCATTATCTCAAGAAGATAAGAAGTTCGGCGATGAGTTACTTCAAAAGCCATGTAAGAATCCTAAATGTGATGATTGTAAGTGCCGTTGTATGTGCGATGGTGGTTGCCGTTATGAACGTTACTTAGAATTTGGCGATGAATGGGAATATAACTTCCTTGAGTCTACTTGTATTATGATGCACGTATATTATGATACTATTAAAGAATGGTTAGACTCTTTAACTGAAGAAGAGACTGAACGTTTATATGAAATTATAAAACGATATAAAGCATATCAAGCTGAATATCATTCGGAGGTGGAATACTAATGCTTAACTACGTTCCTGAACGAATATATGAAGTATTAAAAGATGAACCTAAGTTTAATGAACTAACTGAAATCATCACTGACCGTTTCTCCAAACTAAGTACATTACTCGATGTAGTTATGTTTGATACTAATGCTAAAGCCGACAAAGAAATCTATGACTACTACGTTAATACTCTAACTGAGTTAGTCAATGAGAAATGTCCTGAATATGCATTACAATTACACGTTACTTTAATGCAATCTGATAAGAATGAGCTATTAGGATACTATGATGAACGTCATAAATATGATGCTGAAACTACAATGTATCTTTTATCTTATCTAATCAATTGCTCTTATGATGACTATACATTCCCACAATTCCAAAAGACATATGTGGAAACTTATGAAGCTACACCAATTGAAGTACGTAATAAGTTCTCTGATTATATTCATCTTAAATATATCAACTCTAAAGTTGAACGTTATGCTATGTATGACGCACCAAGAGATGCTACTTATTTGATTAAAGTAATCGATCTTTTGAAAACTCTATATGAGACTTTCAAAGATATTGTAAATGATATCAATATTCTTAAATATTGCTTTATTGAAATCTTAGACCATTCTCTAACTAATGCATTCAAGTTTGTAGATAATGATAAACTTATCTATAAAGCAGTTCAACAATTAGAGATCCCAGATGAGTTTGAAAATGGTGACTTTAAAGGTACATCCATTAATGAACTTGGTATCTTAGATAAGAAATTTGAATTAGCAGTAGCTTCCCGTAAATGGGTAGATGCTATTCAAAAGTATAATGATGTATTAGACTGGATTGAATTGGCTTTACTTCATCCAGAAAAGTTATATCGTACTCTTATTATCTATGATAAAGTTATGGCACCAAACTTCTGTGCTATCTTACGCAGATATGTAAGATTATCTACTGAATTCTTTAATCGTGCTGGTGAAAGAGAAATCAATCTTAATCCACAAGATAGAGAGTTCATCTTAAAACCAAACTATGAAGGATTAGAAGTTTCCAATTTGGAAACAACTCTATCTTTCAACCGATTAACTAAACACATGGATGATTGGTTTGAAAATAATGATATCTCTCTAATGGCATTTAGAGCTTGGTACTATAATATCTATAAGAATGGATTGAATGAAGCATATGTACAATTGTCAGAAGATTAATATAAAGTCTATCGAAGACTTTACTTTATCTACTCTGGAATTAGACGTGGCGCAAGTCTGTAATATGGCTTGCGCTTATTGCTATCTCAGAGGAAATACTAATGAACCCCAAAAGTTTGATCGTTGGGATGACTTATATGAGTTATTAAGAAACGTCAAATTAGCAGATAAACTTACTATTGGTCTAACTACAGGAGAATTATTCCTAGATGAGACTGTAGAGTATATTTATAACTCAGTGAAGAAGCTTAATAAGATTAATAGATTCTCCAATACTGAGATATTGTATAGACTATACTCTAATGGATCTAATGCAAAGAATATAATTGATATCTTTGACTATATTGGATCTAATAAGACTATGATTAGTATCTCTTATGATGGTAAAGACTCTACTAGAGTATTTAAACCAAATAGAGATATAGATATTACTAAACAACTAGAGATCTTAGCTGATTCTAGATATAGTAATAAGATTATTATCCGTTATGCATTGCATAAGAATATTCAAAATATGTTTGATACATTTAAGTTCATCCATGAACTTGGATTCAAAAATATTGAATACTATACAGTGAATAACTATGATAGATATAGGGATCAAGATTATATTGATACCTTTATAGGTCAATTAGAAAAGACTCTAGACTATTTTGATGGATCTGATTTTAAGATCTATAATATCAATAAGTATAAAGAGCTTAAGAACCCTAGACGCTTATGCGAATATGGATCTTCATTAGCTATCGACTTATATGGTAGACTTACCATGTGTCCATTATCTTTTGGTGGTGATGTCATTGATGAGACTACTATTGACTTATGTGATTACAAAGATCTACCTAATCTGTATAATAAATTCCAAGAGGAATTCATTATAGATAGATCTAAACTAGATTGTGCAACTTGCAATAATCAGCTATGTGAAGAATGTTGTTCATTTAGATCTATTCCTAACAGTGAGAATAGACTATATCAACAATGTAAACTTAGACATGCTGAATTAGCAGTTTATGATAAATTATATAAGGAGTCATCAAATGTTTGAAAGATTTGATGCATTAGTATATAAAGTCTCTGAGTATTGTAACTTAGATTGTGTTTATTGTTTCCAAAAGCATGATGTCAAAGAACGTACTAGGGGCTTTACTTACTTTGATGAATTAATTAAGTTACTTATAACTTTACCATTAGCTGATGACTTTGAAGTCAAAGTTACTGGTGGTGAGTCTAGTCTTCATTGTGATAAGATTAGACAAGACTATAAGAAGTTTAAGAAATTAGAGCGTTATAAAGAGACAACTATCAATATGACGACGATTTCTAATGGTAGCAATATAGGTGGTCTGATAGACCTTTGGGATGACCATATTTTAGATCCATGGGGTTGTAAGATATCCTGGGATGGTATATATAGTGCATCAAAATCAAGAAAGCCAAAGAATATTGGAGTTTTCAATGATGATTATTTCAATAAAGCTATTATTGAACTTGGTCGTTCTGATTACCATGATAAAGTTCTAGTTCGTACTGCATGTACACCTGACACTATTGATAATCTATATGATGCATATAAATTTGCGTTAGATAATGGTTGTTATAAGTGGGAGTATTATCCTTTATCGGACTGTGATTACTATAAAGATCCAGACTTCTTAAAGAAGTTTGAAGAACAGCTCTATTATATCTTTGAAGAGAATGCTAGAGGGGAAAATGATGATAAACTAGTTGCAAATGTTGACACAATGTTGTATACTAAATATGCTGGTGTTAAAGATAAACTCCGTGCTATTAGTTGTCGACATCTAGGTCATTTCCTCCACGTTGGTATAGATGGTTCATTATATCCATGCGGATATTTCTCCGATGATGCATTCTATGAAAACCAAACAGTTAAGATTGGTGATGTATTCACTGGATTATATCCAGAGGTAATTGAATCATTCTCCAAAGAGTATAGTCAAACTCCAATGTGTAGTATATCTGAAGATGATGGATGCAAGTGTTATCATTGCTTTGAATGTCCAGCTGTAAGCAAATTCTATAAGAATAACTTACAGAATAAGATGAGACAACAATGTGCAATGAGACATATTGAGTCTAAAGTATTCAATGATGTATATAAAGACTATACTAATGATAAAGAACGAATAGTACGTAATTTCTCATACGCTGGCTTCTAAACATGTAAATATGGGTTTGGGTTAACCCTATAGAATAATTTAATATGTAAAAGGAGAATTAGTATGAGTACTACTAGAACTTTTGTCAAGAGACAATCTATTAAAATGAAAGTTTTTAGAGTTGTTAAAGCACTCTTTAAACCAATCTATATTTTGAAGGCTATAAGAATCCTTTTAACTATTCTTATACCTAAGAAAAAGAAATAAACTATTACCCCATAGGAGTTTTATCTCCTATGGGGTTATTTTAACATTTAGATAATCATAAAAGGAGGATTAAACTATGGCAAAACTTAGAGACACAGCCGTTAAAGATAACTTAAATATTGCTGGTAGTGTAGTTGCTAATGGTAAAGTATTATCCGTTGAAGGTCATACTCATACCCCTGCAAACATTACTGGTTTAGATACATATATTAATCAAAAAATTCAAGCTGCTGGTAGTACTGGTGGAAGCGGTACCCCTGTAGCACCAAGTGGAGATATTAATGCTAAGACACTAGATGGTCATCCAGTTAGCGATTTTGTTTTGAAAACAGAATCTACTACAACTACTACTGGTGGTGGTACAGTATATTCATATAAAAAGACTCTAAAATTTACATCTCCTACTATGCAAATTACAATACCAGAATCTATGAGTGGTGCTACTATTAAAGTAACTGATAAGTTCTCTACAAAAACTTTTAAAAAGAATAATACATACAACCAATACCTTCCTACGATGGAGTTATTTGATTTTCCAGATAGAGAATTATATAATTATTCAGCATATGTACCAACTTACTGTGTAAATAATAATATAATTGCGATATCTGGATTATCCCATGATGAACTTAAAATAACTATAGAAGTATTATCTATCACTCCTATTACAGAAGATATCAAAATATCTACGGATATAAGTATAGGAGGATGGAGATCATTTAATATTGATAAAATATCATTTACAAATTTAGGGTATACTATATATGATGCAAATAAAATAGTATTTACACCACCAAAAGGTCTTAGAACGGTAAATTCTAAATTAGAAGAATATAATACATTATATCTATATGGTGACGTAAAAATTTTAGATTTAGATAATAACCTAACTGTTAGAACTTATAATGGATTACTATACTCTTATAATCCAGATAATGTACAATATAAATCTGCACGTATATATAGCAAAGGTGTGAATATGTATTTTATTAGTGGATTATCTAAAAATATTATAGTTAAATCTAATTATGGTATTGTATATTATGACGTCACAAATATTTCTAGTAATGCAAATCCAACAAGAGATAATGCCGATAATGCTGATGGAGAATATAACTTAATCAGTATGAAGAAACTAGTAGGCGGCTCTAATAGCTCTGGTGGAACTATATCTGCTACTATTAATGGTGTGCAATTTGATGGTAAGACTAATATAACTACGCCGGCAAGTAAACTAATTACCCCAGTTCATATTAATGGTGTAGAATTTGATGGATCTCGTGATATTACTATTCCAGCACCAACTAATGCATTAACTTTAGGTGGATTAGACTCCAGTCAATATATTAAAGCAACTGATGTTGGTAATGCAGCTGGTAAGATTCCTAAATTTGATAATGATGGATTCTTAGTATATCCAGATGGTTCTAAGGAGCGGATTGAAAATGCCTAAGCTTAATAAAGTATTAGCAGTCTATGATCGTAATGGTAATCGTCAAGCAATCCCTCTATATAGCTCTTTAAGTGATGTAAATAACTTAGGGCGTCATATTAAAGTAGCTGGTATTGGTGATGCATATTATCCATTAACAGAAAACCTATCTCATCCAAATGCATCTAAGAAGACTATAGTTATTGGGACTAAAACATATAAAGCCTTACTTACTCTAGATGAAACTCCTTCTAATGGGATAAGAACTATATTAGATGCATTAGACTCCAATGGATATATATCTCCAGAAAATTCTAATAAATTAGAAGATATAGACCGAAGTGTCGGTGGAGTAGTTAAGATTAACCATAATACTAATATGGATGATTATAACTTTGCTGATATGTTTAGTAACGGTACAGTAGTTAAGTTAGATGACTATTCTGATAAATCAAAGAAAATTGATTATTTAAGTTTAATTAAATTTAGTGATAGTGATATAGAAATGACCTATGAAGTACCAGTAAGTGCATTATTATATTCACCATCGAGTCTAGATTATACTGGTAAATTAACAATATTAATGGCTGATAGCTATAATTATGCAATTGATTCTTTATTTAGTGGTCCAATAGTACTTAATATGCATGGAGATATTCAATTCTTAGGCAAATATACTGATGCAATGATAAAGAGAATGTTAATTAATTCGGCTAATAGTCATCTTACTACTAATGAAATTATAACTGGTCATAGTAGCCATATAAATAAAATCAAACTTGGCACTGATACAATTGACCCATTAGCTAGCGGTTCTTATAATACTATTGAAATATCTGGTTGTGATATTAATGAGTTAAGTAATTGGAACTTCACTACACTTGTATATCAAAATCCTAGTGACGCTACATGTAATACATTCATAGCTCCAGTTACTAAGTATAATGAAAGTAATATAGATTATTTATTTAGAACTGGTAGAGATACAGTTAGAGATAAGTCTGTATTAACTGGAAACTCAAATAGATTTGACAAATTCTATGTGGTGATGAATCCTACAAGTAAAAAAAATGTATCATCTGATCCAGCATTATTAACTTATCAGTTTAATATCATTGCTCATGATACCACAGGAGCTAAAATTGAATTAGCTAAGTTCTATATCATTGCTCCAGTTATTAAAAATATAAGTAGTACTGATTATGCAACTGCAGTTGCATCTGAGAAGACTACTATAACTGATGGCGATATTATTGCAGTTGATTATAATAAATTTAAAGCTGGGGTAGTTCCTAGTGTTAAAGTTATATTCGGTAATGATATTCTTCATACTTTATTGATAACTCCAGAAGTGGACGAGAATACCTATAATCTATATTATAATATAAGAACTATTAAGTCAGATATTCTCGTTGATGGTAAAGCTAAATCTCGTACATTGATTTGTAATTTAAAAACAGGTCAATTTGGTAATATTAGTAAGTATCCTGGAACTGATAAACCATCATTGAATTTTACAGTAAATAATATGCTTAATATTAAACAGAATTCTAAATTTACTGATCAGTATCCATATAATTGCATGATACTATCTACAGATCCATCTATTAAAGATACTTTATTAGATAATACTGATTTATTCTTATTCAATGTATTTAATATAATGAATGAGCCTGGATATAATCAGTCTTCAAATTGCGTATATTATCAAAATTATATAAGTGAATCAGATGCTGGAGATTTTATGTCTATACTTATGAGATCAAAAGATGAAAATAGATATACTCCATTAAGTTTAACTGAGATGATATAAAATATTCCCAGAAGAAGTTTAAACTTCTTCTGGGTTATATATTATTAAGGTGATTCATATATCTTATATTTATTTCAAGGAGGAAAAGTATATGAAAATTTTTAGCGTATGTGCAAGAGTAGACTATCAAGGTCAAGATGTTATCGACTTAGGGCTATTTAAGTCTTCTAAAGCTGCTTTATTAGCAATGAAAACATTCATCGATGAACATGTTCGAGCTGCTAATAAAATTAGTGTAGAGCTATTTACCTTTAGCGATAACACTTTGAATCAAGATGCTAGTCTTCCATATACGACTACTGATCTTATGTACAATCCTAGTACTAAGAAGTATGATGATCTAAATCCAGTATTATTTGTATAATACTGGTGGGAGGGAGAATTTATCTCCCTCCTTTTATTTTTTTTTGTAAAAATATCCCCATAGGAGTTCAACTCCTATGGGGAATAATTTTTTAGTATTTAATTAATGGGTATAAATTGATGTGATCTGGATGAATAGAATTAGACGATCCAGAATATACACTAGAAGATTTAGATGCATCAAATTTTAATTTTTTACCATAAGTAGAACCTCTAAGTTCTATTGATTGTGCAGCACCTCTTGTTATATCTGTATCTTTAACAAATGCACCAGATGCACTTTCAACACCAACTATCCCATCGGAGCGGATTGCCATTTCGCCGGTAATCCTAGGAGCACTAGAAGCAGAGAAGTTACCAATATCACCAGCATCGACATCTGCCTTTAAATATACGTATCTATAATCTGGTAAGAAGAATTTATCAGAACCAGATTTTCTAAATAGACCACGTTTATTTGTATCAGTTGTCCATAGACCATTCTTTTCTGCAAAGTCATAAAGTCTAGGATATCTGGATTTTGCAACTTCTGCACCATTAGCTAATACATAGCCATTAGCTATATATGGAAGTAAAACTAATTCACCAACTAAATGAGCATCATCTCTATCAAAGTATTGTACTACGGAATTACCTTCCAAGTTAATAATTGCACCGATAATATTACTATTACTACTTAATGTACTAGCATTATTATCACTCACATTAACTGCATTATTAGATACAACTTGATATGCTTTACCTTGATAGATGAATTTTTCACCTTTAGCGAAAACTGCACCATTAGTCCACATTCTATATCCGGATTGCAATTCTATATATCTGACTAAATCGGAATTTATAGTATTGGCTACTTGTTGTTTAATATTATTAACAGTCTGAGTCAATGTATCTTTAGTAGTATTAACCAAGTTAGTTAAGCTAGTCTTAGCAGCTTCTAATGCATCAGAGTTAGCGAATTCAACCCAGTCATTGATACTGGAATTACCAACAGCAAATTTAACTTTTTTGCTTCTTGGATCATAACCAAATTGACCAGTGAAGCTAGGAGTCATGTTAGTATTACCATGGATATTGAAATGATCCATGGAATCATATCCACCTCTACCATCAGAAATGAAGTATTGTGGTCCACCATATTTTAGTGATAATCTACTACCTATAATTTGACCTCTAGATGTATTTTGATAGCTAGGTGTAATTACATCTTGGAATCTAACTTGACCACCACCCGTAGTCTCATTAGATGTATTACGATTACCTACACAATTTACATTGATATTGCCATCAGTTGCATAGTATACAGTTTCGATACCTTCAGCAACTGTAATATTATTAGTGATAGATACATTAGAGCCTTCTGCAGATCTAACACCATATTTAGCTTTACCGTAGAAAGTACAGCCATTAAGAGTTACAGTTGCAAAGAATGCATCTACACATATAAGATTGAAGTTTCTATGAGTATTAGCTTTAGCTATAAGTTTTTCATGCTCGAAACCAAACTTACAATTAATAAATCTAGCTACACTACCACTAATTTCAGCATTAAAGAAACTAGATGTCGCAGCAATCGCTCTATCTGTGACATCAATATTTGAATTCTTAAATGTAATGCCTTCAAAATAAACTTGATCGCACCCTAGAGAATATATTGGAGGGAATATTACTTCTCCTTCTTGAGGATTTAGATTTACAAATCTAACTCTACCCTTAAGTCCTATTAATTGTAGAGATCCCATGCTGCTATCCAGAATACGGAAGAAGTTATAATTATCTCTATCTTTAGTATAATCGCCAGGGGCTATTGCAACTCTTAATTCTCTTGATTTGCTTAGATGTGCCATTCGTACTGCATCTGATAAATATTTCAATGGAGCACCAGAGTCACCAGTACTAATTTTAGCGCTAGTATTAATATCAACATAGATAGTATTTAAACTACCACCCATAGTAGTTTGAGCACATAGATCTGGATACCCATGAGTTAATTCTTTATTATACTCCACGCTATCATTTTCAGCTTTATATGTAATATGGATATCTCTATACTGTTTAGTTACAAAATATAGATTAGCACCCATAGCTGCTAGAGTATCTTGGTAATCAAATCTAGTACACTCAACCATCTGACGTCTATTACATGTAATAACTACATCCTTAGGGTTTACCTTTCTAAATTTCCAAGGTATATTTGTAATAGAATGATGGTGAGATTTCATCAAGTCAATATTAGTTGGCATACCCCAAGCATGACCTGCCATCATTGGTTCACGAGCATCACCTTGAGTCAAATAGTTACGACCAATATATGATACTAATAAACCAATAGATGTATTATTATAATCACCATTAGCCCAAGATCCATTATTATGAATTTTAATCCAATAGTCATCGTTATTATGGAAGTATAAATTAGCTCCATGGAAATCTACATTACCTGTTGGGGCAACTTCAAATTGAACTCCATATTGAATAGCTGCAGCTTTATGCTCATTATAGACACGTTGCAATACGTTAGCAGGCATACCTCCCCATTCACCAGGAATACCGTTAGGATATCTAAATACGTCTTGGACGTATACTTTTCCTACTAATCCATCACGCATTAAATTAATAGCATTACCATAGTGGTCGTTATGCCAGTGAGAAATAAGGAGGAATTCAAATTTCTTAATTCCATTCTCTTGCATAGCACGCTTAATAGAGTTATAGCCACCATTACCAGTGCTACTTTTAAAGGTATCTATAATAAACCAATATTTTTTATCAATACCAACAAATGCACATTCACCGACATCTTCTTCTGGACCGTCTGGAGTTTCTACTTGTCTAGGACCAAACATTGGGAAGATAACATCAAGAGATTTATTTTTTAACTCAGAAGTCTTAGCTTTAACTTCTTCTAAAGCTTCACCAAGAGAACGTGTTAATGATTCAAAGTCTGGACGTATAACAGTAACTTGAGAGTTATTAGTTGCACGAGAACGAGCCACTTTATAAACTACAATTTCAATTACATCACCTTTATCTGCAGTATAACCAACTAAGGAGATACTCTTAGATTCAGCAATGAATTTATAATTTTTACCTTGGATGAGTCGTACACCATTATGGAATACTTCTAATCTATCCACCCCAGGATCATAGTTAAGTGTATCAAATCTGAATACATTTTCACCATCAGCTAATACTGCATAGGAGTATGTAGTACTATCAATTAGATATGGTAAACCATTAGTTACATAGAAGCGTTCAGAGATATAATCATACTGTAAGTATAATTCATCTCCAGCTTGAATTTCATTAGCTTTAGCCGGTTCAAAACCAACAAAGATTGGAATAGCTTTACCATCAACTCTAAGAGTTGGGTTATTACCAACGTTAGCATGGAAACGTACACTGATTACATTACCATCAAGTAATTTATACTCATTAGGTAAAGTAGTATTCATATTAACAGTATCGTCTTTAGTAACGCATCTAGTAATAATACCACCACGATCTAATAATGCATTCATTTTGTCATAAAGACTTTTAACTGCTGCACTAGAAGCTACAGATGTAGTATCATTAGATGTATAGCTATGAGAATACTTTTGCATTCTATCGATAGGCACAGTACCTTTATTGAGATATGCACCATCAATATAGTTCATAGTCTCAAGTTTAGGAGCTTGAGCATTATAGATGAAGTAGAAGTTAATTGTACGACCAGCTTCAACTTCTTCTTGGAATGTAATTTGATTACCTTCAATAGAGTAACGGTTAGGATAGATTTGAAGAGTACCAATAAATACCAAGAGCATATTAGGTTGATCAAAGTATCTTTCAAAAGGTACTGGGATATCAAACGTTTTACCTTTTTTAGTTACTACAATAGAATCGAATGCGGATGCAATATGAGAGATTTGTCTAACTTTAGCCTCTAAAGTTTCACCATCATCGGTGTATACTTGAGAAGCAATAGTCATAGGTGCAAATCTTTCTTCACCTTTAACTAAGGTAGTTGGAGTTACATTTTTATAGTCGCCTAGAAAACGTGTAATCTCAGTAGTAGCTACAACATTTTTCCAAGCACTAGTCCAAACATAGAATAATTCGGACTCTTTAATATAGTAAATAAGATCTGTACTTACTTGGTCATTATTAGATAAACGATATCGTTCAGTATCAGTATTTACTATTTTAAGTTTATTCGTTTTAAATCGGATGTCATGGGCTACATCATAGAATACTTCTTCAGTATCAGTGGTGTAGATAAATTGACCTTCCGAGATTGGTACCTGAGAGAGATGAGCTCGTTCGGTAGCCAAATATTTTAAAGTTGCCATGTGTAAGATACCCCTTTATTAAATAGTATTATCAGTTGCAAGATCTTTACCAATCATACCAGCAGCTACTGAATAGAACCAGTTTACGCCACGGTCATATGTAACAAGACGAACCAATTGAGCTTCTTTATTTTTACTAGGAATGATACGTCTAGGAATTTTAACTTGAACCCCATCAGCTCTAGTAATAAAGATATTGATAGCATCTGTACCAATATTTTGAGGATCTAGAATAAGAATAATTTCTGCAGTAGATTTATCTAAACCTACAATGGTAAATGATGGATTAGCACTATCCAAGATAAAGTTATAAACTCTATCAGGACGAATTACTTTATTACTACCACCAGCTAAGTTAACTTTAGCTTCTTGAGGTAAGTTTTCTTTATTTGTATTATAGTTTTCTAAACCTTTAACACGAGGTAATGGATCTTCTGCATTTAGAAGACCAGTTACTTTAGCATTAAGTTGAGAGAAACTATTAGTCAAAGTATTAGTTGTAGACTCAAGATTAGCAATATTACTTGTAAGGTTAGGAATACCTTCCAAAGATTGGGTTCTAGCCTTTAAGTCAGTTAATGTAGGAGCAATATTAAGAGAATCAATAGTGTCCAAACGACCTAATATACTAGTACGAATTTGAGTATTCTCATTATTATATGCTTTAAGAGAACCAATCTCTTGATTCATATTAGTAAACTTAGTTTCAGTACTATCGGATAAATTATTTAATTTACCATTCAAAGTATTGATAGAAACACTATAGTCTTCACCTTGCTCTAAGTTAGCAATACGTTGTTGCAAAGCTAAGATTTTAGAGTTAGGATCACCTAAAGCTTTAAGTTCATTAACTTTACCTTCAAGAGTATTTACTCTTGAACCATAATCTTCACGAGCTTCTAATACAGTAATCTTATTACTTAATTTATTAAGCTCTAGATCAGCAGCATTCTTAACACCTGTAATCTTAGTATTAAGATTATCATTAGTAGTGCTGATTAATGTATTTAAATCATCCAATCTACGAGTAGCCGCATCAATATCAGTACGTAATACTGGAAGATTAGAGTATTGATTAGCTGTAAATTTAACAGCAGCTACATCATCTTGAAGTTTCTTAAATTTA